GATGTTTTTGTACAGAGTACCCTACTCCTGTTCCACCTAAAAGCAGGAACATAATTTCTGAGAATACTCTCCAATCGTCCACGGGTGCGTATGCACAGTTGTAAATTCTGTTAGGAGAAATTTCAATAGGTTTACCCGCAAACTGCATACTTCTCATCGAAGGAAGAATTTGTTTTTTGTAAACGTACTTATAGTTCTCTCTGATTTCGTTTTCAAGTTGTGGATACTTTTTGATATGCATATCCATATTTCTTGTAACAAGTTCTTGCCAAGTTTCTCTACGGTTTAATTCAGGTATGTATTTAGCATACTTCATATAGACCGTAATGTCTGATAAAATTTCTGTTGAAATGTCCATTTTTATAATTTGTTGTTATTTTAATTTATTTTAAAAAATCTTTTATTTTTGATTATAAATATATGTTTATTGCTGTGGCGACATATTTTTCACCACAAAAATACGAGTTTTTTTTCTAAAAGTAAAAGATATTTATATTGTTAACTCTGTGGATTTTGTTGTTGTTCCCTTTGTCTACGTTTTTCCAACAACTCTTTGACTCTGTCCTTACGTTGTTCTTCTTTTTGTTCTTCAAATCCTAAGAATGTGGTTGAGCTTTCTGTATCGATTTCAAGTAATTCATTGTCAAATTTACAATTTTCAAAAACAATTCCGTCCGAACCAATACGAGACTTTGTAATTGCAATTGTTGCCAATTTCATTTCTTTTTGTTGTAATGTTTTAGCCACAGAAATAATTACGTGACCTACTTGAGCCTTTTTAATTGACCCACCCATTTGGTCAGTGGTCACAACCTCTGATGAAATTGATGAACGGTTTCCTTGTGTTGCAGTCCAACCAACAAGTCCCAATTCGTGGCACATAGCCTCAAAGTGTCTCATTACAGAACCTTCAGCTTTCCACTCATCAGACTTACTCGATTCAGGCATTACACAGTCAATGTAGTCTAATACAATTGCATCCAATTTTAATCCATCAGCAATCATTTTTCTGACCTGATTTTTTATTTGATTCATAGTCATCGTGTCTGATGGTAACTTTTTTAAGACAAGTTTGTTTGGCATTTGATTTCTTATCTCATCAACCTTTGCAATAACTTCCTCTTTTTGGAATGCTAATTTGTCAGGTTCAATACCTGTCCAAATAGTAAAGTGTTTCCTTTGTATAATTTTGGGGTTGTCTTCAAAAAATATTTGTAAAACATTATAACCCATATTAAAAGCAGTATTAGCAATTTTTGTTAAAACTGTTGTTTTTCCAACGCCTGTAGGTGCTAAAATTACCCCAATTTCCCCTTTAGCCAAACCACCTTTAAGTAATCTGTCAATACCTGGTATACCCATAGGTATTGGATGTCTAAAATCGTCATTCAAAACATCGTCTAAACCTGAAAAGATATCAGTAATACCTGTGTCTCTTTCACCCACTTGAAGAGCCTGTCGTACCAATCCCTCTACTTTATCATAAGATTCAAAGTCACCTTGATTGATAATTTTCTGAGCTTTGTCCATAACTTTTTGAAGTTCTTGTTGTTTACAAAACTTCATAGCTTTTTCTTGGACAAAAACAGTTCCCTCAAATGGGGCATCTTGTACTTTTTTAAACATATCCAATACAATCTTCAAAACCATTTCGGTCGAAATTTCTGTCTTAGCAATCTGTTCAAGTGTTTCGAATGAGGGTGTAGATTGATACTTTGTGTAGTACTCTTTAACCATTTGTGTGATTAATTGGAAGTACTTGTTGTCGAAGTAAGTGGGCTCTATAACATCAATGATTGATTGAGCGAATTCTTTGTCTACGATAAGTTGGTTTAATAATTGTATTTGGAAGGTGTTACCGAGATATTCGAAATTCTTATTCATAAAAAGAGCCGTAGATATTGATAAATATTACTTACTTAGGTCATAACCCAAGTAATCGTATGTTAAATTCTCAGTTGAGAAAACTTCTGTCAAACTACGAAGTAGTTCTTTCAAGTGTGGTCGTACATCAACTGTGTATCGAATTTTAGGAGGGTATATTTTACCGTCAAAAATTCTATGACAAAGTGTGTCTTCACCTAATCTGACAAACAAATTAAAATTTTCCGGTGCTTCGGTGTTGGAGGTATTTAGTACTTCAGGGTCATCGAGGATAGCATCTTGATTGTCCATCATATAAGTTACGGTCTTCATTTTAAGGTCGTAGTCTAATACTTCCTGAATTTGTTTGAAATACTCCCTTAACTCGTTTGAACGATGTGCCTTAGGATTGTAATTACGGACATTGTAGAATCTTTGGACAACAATATTATCATTGAGTGTCAACAGAAATTCCATTTTTACTACTTGTTCTTCTTTCATAAAATTAATTTAGTTGGTTTTTGTGTTTTCTTTTTTCTTTTCTTGTGAGTTTCATAAATGGTCTGATAAAATCAACAAATGAATCATCGTTTTTAGGTAGGTATTTGAAGAACCCATCTTCAGTCATCATCTGTATGAAGTTTTTGGAAGCTCTACCTTCAGGGTCTAAGCTTTCCGTGTAATAAAGTTTTACTAGTTCTTTCGCATCTTCAGTCAAAAGTGGATTTTTCAAATCAACAATTTTTTGATTTATCTCCAATAAGTTGTAGTTTTTGTTTTCATTTTTTGCTACAGAATTTTTGATATTGTTCAAGACTTTGTTGTTTGGGAATTGTTCTAAAAGTTTTTTGGTCTTGGTTAAAATATCAGTCACAGTTACCGGCATTTCAAGTACCTCAGGAAAAAACTTTAAAAATGTTTTTTCACCTAATGATTTAATACCAAAAATATTGTCTGACTTATCACCCAAAAAAACTTTTGAAACAAACACGTTTTGATGTGGAATGTACTCTTTTTCCAATCGTACTTTATCACCTTTTTGGTAAAGAAATTTTTGTATTGGTGAATAAATAGAAACGTCGTCATTTAGAAGTTGCATATAATCTCTATCTGAAGAGAATATAACTTTGTGCTCGTTTGGTGAAATACTACAATAGTATGCAATTAAATCATCAGACTCACACTTTTCAACTTCTAACTGACGAACGAAACATTCTTCCAAGTACTGTTTTACTCTACCTTTTTGAAAATAATATGATTCGAGTTTTGCCTCGTTCATATCATTTCGACGGTTCAACTTGTAGTCAGGATATAATTCACGACGCACGACTGCGTTATTGACTCCGTCCCAAAAGACAATGATTTTGTCGTACTCATTTTCTTCCAATTGTTTACGTAGGGTATTGAGGAAGTGAAATAAACCCCCAATGTGTCTACCTTCCACATAGAATTCTCTGACTCCGTGGAATCCAATTTTGAATAAATTATCTCCATCTACAAGTAATGTTTTCACAAATAATAGATTATGAGTTGTCCTCTTTCTCCTCAGTAAGGGTGAAATCTCCGTCTGTTCCGATTATTTCTTTCCAATAATCAGAATGTTCTTTCTTGTAAGCCTCAATTGATGCCTTTTCTTCTGACGCTTCTTTACCCGCCAAAAATCCGTGAGGTGTTACAATAATTTTTCCGTCTTCATAACCCAATCCATTGATGTGGTTTTTCATAACAGAAACTTTGGTTCTTGTTGCAAACTTAACAGTACGTTTGTCTTTTGTGGCAGTAATCTTGGTTGTACCAGCACCCTTTTGGTTTCCAAATAGAAACACCAAAGATGAGTTTAACCAAATAGATTCACCACCTTTTGCTTTGATTTTTGGTTGACCAAATGGATTGTCAGGTAGTTCAACCCAAGGTTGGTTAACAATTACCAAAGTGTTTTCGTACTTTGAATCTGCTTTACGTGAACCTGAAATTCGTTGGTTGATTCCCATACCAATTTTATCTGCTAATACAGACGCATTGTGTTGTTTACCACCCTTACCATCGAACGTCATTTTACAAGGTACGGAACCTACTGAATCCCAAAGAAACAAAAGACTGTAGTCTAACTCACCCTTTTCTTGTGCATCCAAGAGTTC